CCCATATCGTTCCATTCGTTCCCATCTGTCTCTACGGCGTTCGCATTTTCTCTAAGCCACTTGTTATACTTAGCCTTAGATGTGGCCACGATTGGGATTGCTCTATGAGTCGATACCATAATTAGCAATATGGCTAGAGGATCAAGTACAAGAACCAGCAATATGATGATTCCTCGAATCGATCTTTCCATTAACTCCGTATCGCTTGACCCATATATCAATTCAGCGACATATCGAATAGGCCCAACTTCTCGCCGAGCATCTCGCATTGATTGCTGTAGAGGAATCTTTTCGTCGGTAAGCTTATCGATAGTAGTCTGATATTCTCTAATTCTTTCGGCTATATCCTTACGTTCACTTTCTTGTTTGCGTCTAGCCTCTAATCCTATTACCACATACTTCTGATCAATTAGACTATTGATGCTTGCGTCAAGCTGGGATTGCACACGCTCAGCACGAACTATACGCTCGCGCTCGCGCGTAATCATCTGATCTATGCGTTCTAGTTTTGCGTCTATATTTTGCGAGTCAGATGTATGTTCGATATGAGCCTTACTTAAATATCCAAAAGTGCCCATGCTCGTTATGGCCATTAGAATCATTACGGCCGATATGAAATACGTCGTTATGAGTAGTGATAATGATTTCCAGTTTCGATAGAGATAAGTCGCCGTAACTATTTTACCGATCTCTAGTGTGGCACCCATGATTACAATAGACCAAAACGCACCAGCAAATATAGCAGTAAGCCCTACTATAGAATACCACGCAGAGATCGCGGATATCGCTATACCTGCTGTCAATGCCAATACGTTGTCTAGATTAATTCTCGATTGATTTTTCATTTACCGCGAGTAATTTCAAGAACCTTCTGTAATTGCTTCTCGATGGTAGGCCCACGCTTAGGCCAAAAAATATAATCCTTATCTGCTGTCTTAAGAAGATTATTCAACAGAGGTACAGTAATGGCTTCCAGCATACGAATCTTGTCGCGTAGCTCAGCTTCACTTGTATTTTCATTATCGGTTTCTTCAAGTCGATACATGAGCTTCGATAGAGCATCGATCTTGCCTGCTAGATCGTCGATTTTCTCTTCGAGTTCTGGAGAGCCAGGAGAGACTGCTACAGGTACTTCGACTCTAACTTCAGGCGAATCTACTCCAGAGAACCCATAATCGAAGGCCTGGTATTCTGCGGGAATTACAATTGTATGTGCTGTCATGTGAAGAAGTCCTCAACTGTATTTATCTTTTCTTCCGTCCATTTGATTGCATTAAGAATAGTACGCATTGGGCCTAGAAAAGCCTTGTCGAATTGTGTGTTATAGTCGATATATTTATCTAGATTAAATTCTTTGGGCAACTTCGATAAAATTGAAATGACGTTATCATTCATATGATTGGGAAGAAGGAGATAGCAGAATTTAATCTTCTCTCCATTTTTGATCAATTCATATTTGCGCGTCAATTTAAGAATCTTAATATGCTTATTGAATAGTAGAGCGCCGCGAACGTGAATGGGAATAGTGCTGTTGTTGGCTCGATCATCTAATCCTGAATTTATTCCGCGCGGAAACGCAATGTCCTCAAATGGTAGAGTATTGAACTCCTTGCGAAATTGAATAATATATTCATGCAGAGATTCTTGCGTGCCCGTCATAATGATATTTATAGCAGTCTTAATGGCTGATCTACATGATTTTGGCGTAGATGATTTCACGGCCTCGATGCCCATGATCTTTAACTTAGGCTCGTTGTAGCGCACGCCCTCGGAGTCGTATACGTTTAGAATGTATCGTTTCTTGGCTGTCCATAATCCTCGATCCGCAATCGACTCGCGGGTCATGTTCATTTTTTGTTGGAATGAATTTGTCCGAATAGCAAGATTCTTATACAGTAAATCGATAAGCGGTTTAAACTTTTCTCTAGCCACATCATCCAGAAAGGAGACCACGCGAGCCTTTGATACAGCGTCTGGATCTTTAAAGACCTTACGTACCAACCCACTAAAGTCGAGATATAGAGAATCTGTATCCGCCGCAATAACGTAGTCATATGACTGTGTTCCTAATAGTGTATTCATATATTTATTTATGCCATTCTCGGCCCAACGAATAGCTAGCTGCCCGCCGAGAGTAATCGCCATAGCCAGTCGCAAATCGAAATATCGAAAGTATGGATTACCGATAGCACCATAGCTACTATTCAATTGAATTTTCTTGGCCATCTGCATATTCTTATACCGAGATATGTCCTTGATTAGCTCACGCTTCTTCTTTTTATCAGTCTCAGTCTCATATGCTTTCTGCGCCTCAATCATTTTAATTTTATATCGCGCACGATCTTCATATAGACGCTGCATCATTTCAGCTAAAAAGCTGCGCTTCTCGTTTGAGAAATAGGTGCCATTAGCCGCTAGACTATAGCCCTCGATGATCGGCAGTTCGATATCCTCATCTAGAAGCTCATCTATGCTAATATCAATATCATTGATAGCCGTGTCCGGAGAACCAAGCCTCGATATAGTGTCGGGCCCGACATTGAACTGCATGATCAAATGAGGATATAGCGAATTCAAATCGAACGAGACGACCCAATCGTGCATACCGATCTTAGGAACCTTAACGTGGCCTCCCGTATACGTCGCGTCTTTTTTATTTTCCTTGCTGGGTGGAACCGCGATGTTCTTGGCCCACAAATGATTGTGAATTAGGACATCCCACATGCGTACTTGCGAAAATACATCCTCGTAATTGACTTTCGCGTCATATGCTAGAGTAAGAACCATGTCAATCAGCTTCATCTTGTCGTCTAGCCGATCAACGATATCAACGTCGTGGATGTTATACTCTATGAATTTTTGAAAGTTCTTCTCGTATAATTCATGTAGAGTTTCATATTCAGAATAGTCAAGCTTTTGATCACCCAGTTCGATCTGCGCTATATTGTCCAGACGATATGATTCTTGCTGAGTGTACGTAAATTTACGATACATTTCAAGATAGTCAAGAGTAGCTACACCCACAATCGAAATTGTAGTGTTTTCGCGCCCGTTGATCTTCACGACGCGACTGCTAAAGGCCTTCCATGGGGATAGCTGCTCAATTGTAGACGGTTCGAATATATGCTTCATTCGATTGATAATGTATGGAATATCAAAGTACGCGATATTCCAACCAGTCACTGCGTCGGGGTATCCACCTCGGCCCCACTCCGCAATGAATGCCAATAGAAGTTCGCGCTCGTTCTTACAGCGAACATACTTAACATCTGCTCTATTCGTATTGAATACACCACAACCAAATACGTAAAATACATTGTCTTTTTTAAGTGTGATGGCTGTGATTTCTTGGGCCGCGGCATCAACAGACGGGAAGCCATTGTTCGATGCTACCTCGATATCGATATTGACTACTTGAATCAATTCTCGATCATAGCGCACTTCTCCTGAGTATTCTTCATTGAGATATGCGTATACGAACCGGGTTAACCCGCTTATCTCAAAGTTCGTTACGTCCTTGTATTTCTCTGCAAATTCCTTTGCCTCGTATATCGAGGAAAACGGCATTGGAGCAAGAGGCTTACCATGAATCGACTTCCAGGTCGAATCGGGCTTATTATTAGGAACAAATAATGTGGGTTCGTATTTCACTCGTCGAGTGAACTGTCGCCCGTTCTCATACCCGCGTAGCAGAATCTGGCCGCGTTTCTCAATAGCATTCGTATAAAATTTCATATTATGATTATACTATATTATTGAGTCTTTGTAAAGATAAATTTCGAAGAGAATGATTCCCTACGCGGTAAACTTAGCTCCAGAGACTATCAGCCCAGAGCCGAACGCCTTATTGTATGCGTTAATAAGTTCAACGACGGGCTTGTATGTGAACAGAATCACATTCTCATTTATGAGTACTTCCTTTGCGTCGGCCATAGGAACACAATCAGCCAAACCCATTTTTGGCTGCCCTCCAGGATCTTGTCTCGTAATGATAGCCGCGGGGTTGATAAGTTTTAGC